CCACGAGAAGGGCATGAACATCGTCACCGAGAAAGGCAACCTTGTCCAAGCGCCCTGGGTCGGGCAAGCGAACCGAGCGGCAGCGGCACTTCTGAAGGTGAGCAGCGAGCTTGGGTTCACCCCGGTGTCGCGCACCAAGGTGAGCACCGTGAGCACCGATGACAAAGACGACAACCCGGCCGCCCAGTTCTTTAACTGACCGGGCGACAGCCTACGCCAAAGATGTGGTCGACGGCAAGATACTTGCGGGACCACATGTAAGGGCGCAGTGTGCTCGACACCTGCGCGACCTCGAGGAAGGGCCGAAACGCGGCCTGATCTGGTCGCCGCAGGCCGCGCAGCGGTTTTTCGATTTCTGCGAAATCGTCCTGCGCTTGAACGGCGGCGAGTTCGAAGGTGTGCCTTTCCGGCTACACGCTTCGCAGGCGTTCATCGCCGGGTCGATCTTTGGGTGGCTGCGCGCTGACGGCACCAGGCGGTTCCGCCTGGCGTTCATCGAGCAAGGCAAAGGCAACGGAAAGTCGCCGATGGCCGCGGCCGTCGGCCTGTACGGCATGGTCGCCGACGGCGAGAGCCGGGCGGAGATCTACGCCGCCGCGACCAAGAAAGATCAGGCCATGATCCTGTACCGCGACGCCGTCGCGATGGTCGATCAGTCGCCGGATCTTTCCGCGAACCTTGTGCGCTCAGGGCGCAACCCGGTCTGGAACCTGGCGCATCTGCGGTCGGGATCGTTCTTCCGGCCGATCGCTGCCGACAACGCCCAGTCGGGCCCCAGGCCCCACGTCGCCCTGCTGGACGAAATCCACGAGCATCGCACCGGCCTGATGTTGGAGATGATGCGCGCCGGCACCAAGGGCCGACGCCAGGCGCTGATCTTCATGATCACGAACAGCGGCACCGACAAGCAGTCGGTGTGCTGGCAATATCACGAATACGCCATCCGAGTGGCCGCAGGACTGATCGAAGATGACTCTTTTTTCGGCTACGTTTGCGCTCTGGATGAGGGTGATGATCCCTTCCAGGACAAGTCCTGCTGGTTCAAGGCCAACCCTCTTCTGGGAGTCACGATTCCCGAGCGGTACATCGAAGAGCAGGTGCGCGAGGCGCGCGGCATGCCCGCCAAAGAGAGCATCGTCCGCCGGCTGAATTTCTGCCAATGGGTCGATGCAGACTCCCCGTGGATCGGCCCTGAAGTCTGGATGGCCGCCAAGGATGAGGACTTCGACGAAAGCCTGCTTGAGGACCGGCCCTGCTACGGAGGGTTGGATCTGTCGTCCACGACCGACCTCACGGCGTTCGCGCTGCTGTTCGAACCGACCGAGAAGGATCCGGTCTGGCGGCAGAAGGTCTGGTTCTGGATACCCGGCAACCAGATCGACGAGCGTGAGCGCCGCGACCGGGTTCCATACGTCGCCTGGCGGGCGGCCGGTTGGGTCGAAGCGACACCCGGCAGTGCAATTGACAAGCGGTATGTGCTAGCGCGCGTAGTTTCAGCGACAATGCGGTATCGCGTGAAGACGATCGCTTACGATCAGTGGCGTTTCGAAGACTTCATGTCCCTGGCTGATGGCGAGGGGGCAACATTGCCGGTTCAAGGTTTTAGCCAGACGTTCAAGTCGATGGCCCCGGCTCTTGATGAGTACGAAAGGATGTTGGTGTCGGGCGAGCTGAAGCACGACGGGAACCCAACGATGACATGGTGCGCTGCCAGCGCGGTCGTCGAGACGGACTCCTCGGGCAATCGCAAGGTCACCAAGCGAAAGGCCACTGGTCGCGTAGACGGCATCGTCGCAGCGGTCATGGCGGCTGGGATTTCTCTCAAGCAAGAGCCTGAGAAGACGTTCCAGGTCATGTTCTTCTGAGGTACGCCATGAGCAACCGAGCGTTTTCGATTCTGTCGGTCAAGGGGATGGACGAAAGTCCAGACCGAGTGACCATCAAGGGCATCGCCTCGACGCCGACCGCCGACCGCATGGGCGACGTCGTTGAGCCACTGGGCGCGCAGTTCAAGACCCCGATGCCGCTGCTCTGGCAACACCGCCATGACGCCCCGGTCGGACATGTGACCTTCGCCAAGCCGACGAAAAGCGGCATCCCGTTCGAAGCGGTCATCCCGGTTGTGAAAGAGGCCGGCGCGTTGAAAGACCGAGTCGATGAAGCGATCCATTCGCTGAAATACGGCCTGGTGTCGGCGGTCTCCATCGGATTCCGGGCCATCGAAGGCGCGATCGAGCGCATAGATTCCGGCCTGCGGTTCAAGCAGTGGGAATGGCTGGAACTCAGCCTGGTCACCGTGCCGGCGAACGCCGAGGCGACCATCACCACGATAAAATCCCTCGACGACCAGTATCGTGCCGCGTCAGGCCAACCGGTCGTTGAGACATCTCCCGGCGTTCCGGGGATCAAAGCGCCCGCGCCCCGCGGGTTCTCTCTTACCCCCTTTCCGGGAACCAACATGAAAACGATTGCTGAACAGATCCAGGCGCTCGAAGCAGCGCGCCAGGCGAAAGCCGCCCGCATGACCGCGATCATGCAAAAGAGCATTGAAGAAGGCCGCAGCACCGACGAGGCCGAGCGCGAAGAGTTCGACGGCCTGCAGGCTGAAGTCGCGACTGCCGACTCCGACCTGGTGCGTCTGCGCTCGCTCGAGGCGCTGAACGTCCAGCGTGCCACGCCCGTGTCGGGAAACAGCGTCGCTTCCGCGGCTGTTTCGCGCGGCCCGACCATCATCATCCCCAAGGCTGACCCGGAAGAGAAGTTCGCCGGTCAGTTCTTCACCCGCAAGGTGATCGCGAAGGCTCTGGCCTACATGTCGCAGGGTGAGCGCACCGCTTCCCAGATCGCTGAAGAGCGCTGGGGCAAGCAGTACCCGACGATGGTTCAGGTCTTCAAGACCGCCGTTCCGGGTGGCGGCACGGGCGCTGGCGAGTGGGGCAGCGAACTGGTGACGGCCGACAGCCGCTACACCGGCGACTTCATCTCCTACCTGGACGGCCTGACCGTGTTCGACCGCCTGGGCCTGCGCGAGGTGCCCTCCAACGTCGTGATCAAGGGCCAGGACGGCGCCGCGACCGCGAACTGGGTTGGTGAGAGCAAAGCGATCCCGGTGACCAGCCTGGACTTCATGTCGATGTCCCTGTCGGCCCTGAAGGTCGCGGCGATCGCCGTGATCTCGCACGAGCTTCTGATGGATTCGTCGCCCTCGGCTGAGATGCTGGTCCGTGACGCCTTGGTGCGCGCGATGGCCCAGCGGATCGATGAGACGTTCCTGTCGGCTGACCCGGGCGTGCCTGGTGTCTCGCCTGCCGGCATCCTGTACGGCGTGACCCCGATCCCGTCGGCCGGCACTGGTGCTGACGGCGTGCGCTCGGACATCGCTGCTCTGTACGCGCCGTTCCTGGCTGCCAAGAACGCGACCGGCCTGACCTTCGTGGCGAACCCTGCGCTGGCGAAGACGATGCAGCTGATGCGCAACGCTCTGGGTCAGCCCGAGTTCGCCTCGACTGGCACCGGCACGCTGGAAGGCGATCGGATCGTGACCGGCGACAACGTCGACCCGGCTCACCTGATCCTGCTCAAGCCGTCGGACATCTACCGCATCGGTGACACGGGTCTGCGCGTCGACATGAGCCGCGAGGCGACGATCGAGCAGGACACCGCTCCGACCGGCGCCACCGACACGCCGGTCGCTCAGTCGGTCAACCAGACCAACATGTTCCAAGAGGACTCCGTGGCGATCCGGGTGATCCGTCCGATGAACTTCGCAAAGCGTCGCGCCTCGGCCGTCGCCTATGTGAACGACGCGGCGTACACCTCGGTCGGCGTGACGCCTCTGTAAGGGCTTCCTGTCTCCTGTGTGGTGCTTACGGTGGGCCGGCTACGGCTGGCTCACCGTTTCTTTGGAGAGGATGGTCATGTACACGCTGAGAGCACTGAAGGTGTTCAACTTTGCTGGCCGCCAGTGGCAGGTCGGCGAACTCTTGCAGGCGAATCCCCGTGATGCGCGGCTGCTTGTCGCTCTGAGGCGCGCGGCGCTTGAGGCCCAGGTGCAGGCCCAGCCTGAGCCTATGCCTGACCCCGTCGAGGACGTTTTGGTGGAAGAGCCTGCGGCCGAGACCGAGGTCGAACCTGAACCGCAGCCCGAGCCCGAGCCCGCGCCCGAGCCTGAGCCCGAGCCCGAGCCCGAGCCTGAGCCCGAGCCCGAGCCCGAGCCTGAGCCCGAACTTGACTCGGAAAAGCCGCGCAAGAAGCGCCGCTATTTCCGCCGCGACATGAGCGCCGAGGGCTGATCTGGTGCGAATCCTGGGATTCGAAATCGGCCTGCCCAAGCGGGAAAAAGCCGCGGTCGGCTCGGTCGGCACAATGTCACCGCGAGGCGGTTGGTGGAGCATCATCCACGAGCCCTTCACCGGCGCATGGCAGCGAGACATCATCGGACTGGATCGCGAGGCGATCCTGTCCTATGCCACCGTTTACGCCTGCATCACGCTCATCGCGTCCGACATCGGCAAGTTGCGCTTGAAGCTGGTCGAGCAGGACAGCAGCGGCATCTGGGTGGAGGTGTCGAACAATTCGCCCTTCCTGCCCGTGCTGCGCAAGCCGAACCGATACCAGACTCGCCAAAAGTTCGTCGAGCAATGGATCGTCAGCAAGCTGATCCACGGAAACACTTATGTTTTGAAGCAGCGCGACCAACGCGGTGTTGTGACGGCGTTGTACGTCCTTGATCCGACGCGCGTGACGCCATTGGTGACAGAGGACGGCGGCGTCTATTACCAGTTGTCCAGCGACTACTTGGCGCAGGTTCCTGAGGGTCTGCCGGCCGTTCCCGCGTCGGAGATCATCCACGACACGATGGTGTGTCTGCATCACCCGCTGGTCGGCGTCTCGCCGCTCTACGCCTGCGGGCTCGCAGCCGCACAAGGTCTAGCGATCCAGAAGGGTTCTGCGCGGTTCTTTGGCAATAACAGCCAGCCGGGCGGATTGATTTCGGCTCCTGCGCGCATCGACGACGCAACCGCGCGGCGCATCAAGGAGTACTGGGAGCACAACTACACCGGCAACAATGTTGGCAAGGTCGCCGTGCTGGGCGACGGTCTCAAGTACGAAGCGATGGCCGTGAACGCCGTCGATTCGCAGTTGATCGACCAACTGAAATTGTCGGCGGAGCAGGTTTGCAGCGCCTTCCATGTGCCGCCGTACAAGGTCGGCGTCGGGCAACTGCCGTCGTACCAAAACGCTGAGATCCTGAATCAGATTTATTATTCGGATTGCTTGCAATCTCTGATCGAGTCGATCGAAGCATTGCTGGATGATGGGTTGGGTCTGACTTCTGTCTCCGGGCGCACGCTGGGCACCGAATTTGAACTGGAAGACTTGCTGAAGACCGACACGCTGACCCGCGTGAAGGCAGCGGCCGATGCAATCGGCAGCGGTGCGGTGAGCCCCAACGAAGCGCGCCGTCGCTGGCTGAATCTGAAGCCGGTCACGGGCGGCGGGGCACCCTACATGCAACAGCAAAACTACAGTCTGGCCGCGCTGGCTGCGCGTGATATGACCAATCCGCTCGCCGCACCAGGCTCGACACCCGCGCCGACCGTGAACGAGACAGAAGACACTGCGCCGGATGAACTGGAGGATGCTATCCAGGGCGAGGGCGATACATCCAAGGCCGTGCCGGAGAGTTCAGACGCGCTGGAAGAGCGTGGTGCCTTCTACGCCGCGCTATTTCGAAAGGATCTGGAAGATGCTCTCAACCGGTGAAGCGAAGGCTTTCAGCAAAGCTGTAGCCACTGTCGTCAAGGATCTTCTCGATCCGGTGCTCAAGCAGCTCGC